ATAAATAATGGTTTCATTAATATAACAATTTATGGTTTATAACATTTGGTTTTACTTCATTAGTGTTGATTAGTTCGAATTTTTCTCTTGGTTTCCAAGTATTAAATAATGTTGTAAAAGCTTCAATAACACGTTTACCTTGCATTTCACCAGTAAAACCAGCTTCAGTACCTAGTGCCCATTCTCTACCTTCTAATCCTCTACGTTTTAATTCTTCTCTACCTAATTTATAAGCATTCATAATTTGAATAGAAGCATCTTCGGCAGTACATCTATCATCCCAAATATAAGGTGTTGGAGGAGAACCTACAATTGAACGACTTGTTGGAAATACTGGAAAAGCCCAACTACCACATTCTTTAATAGTACCATTATGATTTGAAGGAAAATCAGCATCAAAATCAACCCAACCACCATCTTTAGAAAAACGCATTTGATCTTGCATTCCACCCGTTACATTAGCAATAATTGGATTACCTGCTAAAATAGCTTCGGTTAAACTTAATCCCCATCCTTCGTTTGATGTTAATAAAATTTGAGCATCAGTGCAATTATAGAGTAAATTCATTTCCTGAGTGCTATATCGGTTAGTAGAGAAAATAATATTATATTGTTCACCTTCTAATAATAATTCTCTAACTGCTTCTAAATCAGTTCCGTGTTCACTTATTATTTCAGTATGTAAAACAAAAGCACATTTTTTAGCTTGTTCAATAGGTAATTGATCTATAAACAATTTATAAGCTAACATTGTGTCAGGAATTTGTTTACGTCTGATATTTCTAGAGTTAAAAAATAAAACAAAGTCATATTCTTTATTTCCAAATAATGATTTTTTAAATTTAATTAATTCAGCATCATTTTTATCTAAGGGCTTCATTAATTCATGATTTAAACCATGAGGAACATATCTACCGATTTTGTTTTTAGCTTTATCACCTAAAACTAATTTATTAATATTAACAGTTTGTTTTGAAATTCCCATTAATAAATCACATGCTTCATAATAAGCTTTATTATATAATGGAGCTGGATAATCATCCCAAATATTCAAATATGTTATAGGAATATTTTTACGAATTTCATTTTCGATCTGAAAAATATGAATGAAATAACGAGGATCAGTAATTAATAATATAGCGTCTGGTTTTTCAAGATCAATAATGCTACGAATTAATTCTTGGGTTCCATAACCATCTACAGGATAAACAAATACCGAAGCATCAGTTAAACCCGATGTTTCATTAGTTGATTGAGATAAATCAAAACGTTTACCCGCTTCAGGATGTTTAATAGATCCACCTAAGCAAACCCAATTAAAATGTTGTGCTGTGTGTAAAACGACTTCTCTACCTACTGTAGCTACACCTGAGTGTACTCGAATATCGTCTGTAATTAGGAGAATTTTTTTCCTCTTCTCAGGAGGCAAATACATAAACTCTGAATTCATATAACTATTTTAGTGTTTTTAATTAATCTTTTGTGTCTATATTGTTATGATTGTGAATTTGTTTTCTAAAATTCTCATCAGTAAGATACAAATGAATAGTGCGGTCGGCAAGTTTTTGCAAGGAAAATTTGTACTTAACACAAGCGATCTTAAAACTTTCGAATAACTCGCTCTGTACCTTTACAGAGGTCAATGTCATGTCTTTTTTGCTCATAAATTTAATTTTGTTATCGTATATAAATATATTAGGATTCTTATAAAGTCAAACCCTTATCGCAAAGTTCTTTCTTATCTTTAAAAGGACAAAATGAACAATTGTGTTTACTTGGTTGTGGTTGGTAACTTTTATCTTTGTGAGTTCCATCTATATTAAATACTTCTTCGATAAATTCTTTTACAGCAGTAGTTGCTTTATTTAATTTTACTTTACCGCTTGCTGGTTCAAATATTTGAACTCGTCTAATAGGGAAATCACTTACTTCAGGTACCTTTCGTTTAACTATAAAAAATTCTACTTCAATATTATCAATAGGAATATTATATAATTGACTAAAATATTGTTTATATAATATTAATTGGAATTGTTTATCTTCGTCTTTTTTATTTATATCACTCCAACCACGAGTTGATGTTTTAATATCAATAATTTTGATTTTATTTGTTGGTTCATGATATAAAACTAAGTCTAAATAACCTTTATAAATTGTATTTTTGTAAAGTGGATTAGGTGTTAGTTGAATAGGCAATTCACAACCTACTAAACTCCATTCCTTTTTACTAAAATAAGTATTTCTTTTTTTCTTAATAAATTTTAAAATTTCAACTCCATCGTTATAAAATTCTCTTAATTCACTAGGATTACTAAAATGTACTTTTTTATTATCCTCATAACTTTTTCTATAAACCTCACCTAACTTATCTTCAAAATAAGTTTCTAAATCAAGTCGATCAGCTTCAGCAGCACTTACTTCATACAACGTAGTTATGTAATATTGTAATGTTTCATGTAATGCTGTACCAAACGTCATATGGATAGACTGTTCTGAAGTATAATGTCCATCTTTATATTGTAAAGACCATTTACGAGGACAACTACGAAATACAGACAACTGACTAAATGATATCGATTTTTGATATGCATATTCAATTGGTAAAAAAGTACGTTGTCTTACTTCCTTTATTATTGCGGGTATAACCTTTTTCTTTTTACTCAAAACTTATTAAATGTATGGTAATTTGTATAGTAAGCGTATCCGTTTATTTTATTATTACTTAAAAATACTTCCAATTCAGGATACCTTGATTTCATAATTCGGGGTGTTAAATCCCACTGATAATGTATTTCTGATTCTACTCCATCAACTGCGTCTTGAGGGCATAAATATGGAACTGCAACTAAACACTTAATATTTTTTTCAGTGATTGATTGGATTAATCTTTGAGCTTTCCAAACAGGGATATGTTCTAAAACATCTCCTATAATGATATAATCGTAATCATCTATTTCAAATTCAGTAATATCGCCAATAAACACATTACGGTAATATTGTTTAATACCATATTGATGAACATAAGGTTCATGAATTTCAATAGCATCAATATTTAAATCAGATAAATGTATTCCATAAGTACCCATTCCTGGACCTACATCTAATATTTTGTATCGTTGAGGTAAATACTCTAATACCATTGTTCTGATATGTTCGAATATTGCTCCTTTTAAATCATTTGAACTTGTAGGCATCTATTTTTTCCATTTATCTCTTAAAACCATCATTGCTATAATTCCATAGTTAGCAATATCTATAAAACTATCTATCATTCCTTCTCCACTAACATAATTCTTACCATTTTTAAGTAAGTTTTTTAGTCGGTTTATTTTATCACTGCATCGTAACCAAATTCCCATAATTGAAAATTTTACATCTTCAGCATCTGATAAATCTGATCCTAAAGCAATATTTCCAATCCCATAATCCATCATTTTTTTAGCAAACAAAGCGTATTGTTCGGTTTGAATTTTTTTAAATTCCTCAGCTAATGTAGGATATGTTTCTTCAAATGCTTTTATTGCATTTTGATTCTCATATGAATAAGGATATAACTCATTGTTTTTTGTCATAGAATTAAGTCTTTTAATAATTTTTTCTGTTCTTTTTCATCCACACCATGTTTGTGTAGAATATGAATAATACCAGCTTTGCCTAGAATATACGAATATTCTTCGGCTTCTCCAAGCGAAACGGTATATTCATTAGCAATGTATTGTAGGAGAGTGTCTGGGGTACGTTTTTTAGATGACTTAATGTACTTTAAAAAAACATTTTTTTTCGGAATCATGTCGCAATAGATTTTATAGATTTTTTCTTTTTCGGTGTATGGTATGGTTTGAATGTAATTTGCTATATCAATATATCCTTCATACATACTGATGAAACGGTGGGTCATATAAGGGTTAAATGACTCCTTTTCAACTTCTGTAAATGATTCCCATCTACGTTTCTCTCCTGTTATTTGTTTAAGCCAATCAAATATTGTCATTACTAAATTCTTCTCTTAATTCTTTAGGTAACATTTCAATTAATATATTTCCTGTTTTTACATCATAAAAAACTGGTATTGGTATAACTGCATCTTCTGAAGTGCCAGCTACAAATTTGGATAATTTACGTAAAATAACTCCTTCAGCGAATAATTTATTTCCTTCAGGTGATGTAATTGATGTTGTTGACTTGATGTCAATGTTTAATTTTGGTTGGTTCATAGGTTGGTTCATAATACTTTTTTATTTGAAATTGTTTGTAATATTTTTGATAATAGAGCCATGAAACATATTTCTTGGTCTACTCTTGATAATGAATGAAATTTGTATTCTTCAATATAAATGATTAAAATACCATCATTGTTCTTAGAATATTCACCTAACGAATCATATAAAAATCGATATAAATCCTCATAATCATTTAAATCAGCGTCGGCCAATATTTGTCTAAGTGTATTGAACGATTTAGCATTTGGTGCTTTTAATTCGGCCAGTATTTGCTGTTTATAGTCATTAGATATATTGATTGTGTTGTCTAATTTTAATACATTGTTTACAGTATATTTTTGACAACTGTTGATAATTCGTCTGTAATCAGGGTAGAATTTTTTGATTATAACAGCAATATCTTCTAATGTATGTTCTATATTTTGACTATTTAAAATATTGTCAATATGTTGAGCAATTACCTTTTTTGATGGTGGTTGTAAATCAAATTCTTGACAACGACTACGAAGCGGATCTATTAAACGTTCTGGATAGTTACCGGTTAAAATGAAACGGGTTTTTAAACTATATGTTTCCATCATGTTTAACAATACTACCTGAGATGCTTGTAATATGTGAGTTGCCTCGTCTAATATTACAATTTTAAGTGGTTTAAAGCTACTAGCAGCAGCAAATGAACCTACTTTTTCTCTCATAACATCCATACTTCTTTCATCAGCAGCATTAATATAAAGGAAATCACAATCAATGTTATTAACTAATATTTTTGCTAATGTAGTTTTACCTGAACCAGGTTTACCAGCGAATAATAAGTGAGGAATATCTTGTTTATCAATAAATTCCTGAAATTTGTTTCTGTTCTCTTCGGTACAAACATAACCTTCTAAGGTCGTTGGCCTATAGAGTTCATTCCATATAGTGTGTTGCTTCATAACTGATTTTTATAACTTAATGATCTCCGTAAATGTTGTATTTCTTAGGAGGATCTTGCTTTATTGTTTCTTCTTTTGTTGTAATCATATACAACTCTCCTTTTAAAGGAGCTAATCTAAATTCACAAGGTTCTTTTGTTTTTTGAAAATATGCTTCTAATGTTTCAGTAAGCGACTTGTGAACTGTATCTTCATTTATTAACTCCCAACGGTCCCCAGGAGGGACACGTTGAGCGATTAATATATTTATTTCTTTTACTTGCTTTGCCATTGGTTGAATCTAATACATTCCTCCCATGTCTCCAAATCCTTGTTGGTCTTTCTTTTCTTCAGGTTTGTCAACAACAGTACATTCTGTTAATAAAATTGTTCCTGCTACTGATGCCGCATTTTCTAAAGCGCAACGTGTTACTTTAGCTGGGTCGATAATTCCTGCTTCTTTCATATCAGTAAATGTTTCTGCTTTTAAATCCCATCCAAACCAATAATCACCACCTGTAGCTGCGTTAATAGCATTATAAACATCTTCAGGTTCATAACCTGCGTTTTCAAGTATTTTCTTAAATGGAGCAGCACAAGCATTCCAAACGATTTTAGAACCAATAGTATCGCGGTTATTAATACCGTTACGTGCGTGTAATAATGTAACTCCACCACCGGGTACGATACCTTCTTCAATTGCTGCTTTTGTAGCATGTAAAGCATCGTCAACACGATCTTTAGTTTCTTTCATTTCAGTTTCAGTATTTCCACCAACATGAATAATTGCTACACCACCAATAAATTTAGCTAAACGTTCTTGTAATTTTTCACGTTCAAATGGAGATTTTGCATTGTCGATTTGTACTTGAAGTTCTTCAATTCGTTGTGTAATTGCTTCTTCACTACCTTTACCATCAACAATAGTTGTAGTATCTTTAGTAATAGTAGCTACTCTAGCTTTACCAAACCAATTCATATCAAAACGATCCAATTTCATACCTTTTTCAGTACTGAAAACTGTACCACCTGTTAGTATAGCTATATCTTCAAGAATCAATTTACGACGATCACCAAAGTCAGGAGCTTTAACAGCACATACTTTTAAGATACCTCTTGCTTTGTTTACAATCAAAGTTGCTAATGCTTCACCTTCAATATCCTCAGCTACAATCAATAATGATTTGTTTTGAGCAGATACTGATTCTAGAATAGGTAATAATTCTTTTACTTGAGTGATTTTTTTATCTAAAATAAGAACTAAAACATCATTCAAAGTAGTAGACATATTGTTATTATCAGTAACAAAGTAAGGTGATTTATAACCACGATCAAATTGCATACCTTCTACTGTTTCAAGATATGTTTCACCTGATTTTGATTCTTCAATGTGAACAACACCTTCACGTCCTACTTTTTGCATTGCGGTTGCAATCAATTCTCCAATGGCTGGATCATTGTTAGCTGAGATAGATGCTACTTGTTTTAATTGATCTTCAGATGAAATATTTTCTTTAATTTCTTCACGAATTTGTTTTAAAACATCTTTAACAGCAACATCAATACTACGTTTAATTTCTACTGCGTTAGCTCCGTTGTTTAAATAAGTTAAACCTTGTTTAACCATTTCTTGTGCTAATAAAGTAGATGTTGTAGTACCATCACCTGCTGTTTCTGCTGTTTTAATAGCTGCTTGTTTAACCATTTGAACACCTAATTCTTCAATTGGATCTTCTAAGGTAATAGCTTTAGCTACTGTAACACCATCTTTGGTTGATTGAGGGTATTCACCTGGTTTTGAAATAACAACGTTACGTCCATTAGGACCTAAAGTTGCGGTTACTGCGTTTGACAATTTGTCAACACCACTAGATAACTTTCTACGGGCTTCTGGGCCGAACTCTATAATTTTACTCATATAACTTATTTTTAATCGTTAATAACTGCTAATACTTGATTTTCAGGACAAACATAATATTCAATACCATCATGTTCTACTTTTACAGGTCCCATTTGAGGTAAAATAACTTTTTGACCTACTTTTAATAATGTAGGTAAAAGTTCACCTGAGATGGAATGTTGACCAGGTCCTACAGACACAATAGTGCCGCTTAAATTTCTTTCTTTTCCTAAATCTGGAACGATAATGTTTCCGAACATTGTTTCCTCTTCATCGAAGGGTTTTACAATAATTGCATTGTAAACTGCTTGTAATTTCATAGACTATTTTTTAAAACTTTGTTTATATATTATAAATATGTTGCCTTATATTTCATTTGCAACAAGGTAATAAGTACTTTTAAGAGTATCGTTTTCGAACTCTAATTTCATTAAACCATCTAAATTTATAGCAATACGACCTGATGCCATATCTTTATTACAATACATAATTTCTTTAATCATGTTTGAATTGTAATGTACTTTAAATTCGTCTGGTATGTTTGTAGTTTCTACATTAGGGATATAAAATGATACCTTATTAGCATATTCTACGTTACCACCAAATTCCAATTCTAATTGAAATTCACCATCATCATTTGAAGTTGGTTTAATTACTACGGTTTCACTTTCAGCTAATGCTGATTTTGCTTTTACAATAGCATTGATACTTTCATTGTCTAAATCAGCTTCCATGTTAAATGCGATTTCTCCATTTAATTCACCTGTTTTAGGAATAATCATCAAATCTGCTAAAGCATAATTAAGTGTAAATTGATTATCAGCTACCATAAGTTTTTCAATCAGTTTATGTTGTTTAACATAATCTAATTTTAAATAACCACTTGTAATAGATAACAATTTAATTAATTGAGTAGTATTACTAATAGCAATTGTTGAATCTTCAAGAGGCATACCTTTGAAAACAACACTACCAATCATTTCTTTTGCAGGGGAAGTAAATTTAATATTTACTGTTTCGTCTTTAATTTCCCATCTAACTGCTTCATTCATTCCGTTCAAATAATACTTTGAAATAACGGATACTAAATCTAATTTGCTAATCATATACTATTAATATAATAAATTTTTTTGGCTTAGCCAAATGAGAAAAACTTGCTTACGTTGTTATTAAATACCGGTGCACCCCATCCTAAATCACTATAAACTGATTCTAATTTATTTTTCATAACTGATTCAAAGATACCATCACGATCAATATATTTTTCAATAAATTCCATTATTTCTGGGGGATCATTGTATCCGTTGAATCCTATAACTTCTATTTGATATGGATTTTCTTTTAAATAGGCAATAAACATTTTATCACCAATTTGAAAACATGGGAATTTTTTATCTAATTTTTTAAAGCGAAGCATATCATTGTAATAAATTGCTGCTTTAGTATTAATAGGACATTTTAGTGCTAATTTAGAAAATATTTCACCTGCACT